TTGAGAGGGTTGACACCCTCTCTTTTTTTATGTAAAATAATATTGCTACAAGAAACATATGAACAAGAAAAAAATTTCTTTGATAGTTCGCAATATGGAACTTTTGGTTGAATCATTGAAGATGGAATTAAATGAATCTGAAAGTGAAAGTGAAGGAAAATTTATTAAATTTGAAGATCTGATTCACCAAATTGACGATTCTTATGAACCAGACTATTATGAGCAAGACTAATGTATGAAGAATTAAACTGCTTTGAAGAAGCATTAAAACACTTCGGAACTAGAGTGGATGTAATTGTTGCGATGGAAATGTCCAAGAAATTGCCACCAGAAGAAGCATACCAACGCATCAAAGATGAATTAAAGGAAGTTAAAAAGTGTCGTAAAAAATTCAAAAAAGGAGAGTGTGATGAGTGAGAAAGTAAAATTAATTTCAATTACTCCCGATGCTGAAAAAGTAATGGGATATGTGGCAAGAGTAAGTAATCCTGCCAATCAAGAAAATCCTAATGTTGCTGGACTGCTGAAATACTGTGTAAAGCATCAGCATTGGAGTGTATTTGAGCAAGCATTTATGACTCTTGAGATTGAAACAAATCGTGGTATTGCTGCTCAAATTTTGCGTCATAGGAGTTTTACATATCAGGAATTTTCGCAAAGATATGCTGATACAAATCTATTAACTGAATATATCCCCATTCCAGATTTGAGGTCTCAAGATCATAAGAATCGTCAAAATTCTATTGATGATATTCCTGGATATCTCAAACTGAAATTGCAAGGGGACATTGCAGAGCACTTTGCTGCCTCTAGCAACCTCTACAAGCGCCTTCTGGATGCTGGAGTGGCAAAGGAGTGTGCCAGGTTCGTTCTGCCTCTAGCAACGCCCACACGCATCTACATGAGCGGCTCTGCGCGGTCTTGGATCCATTACATTCAGTTGAGATCCGCAAATGGAACTCAAAAGGAACATATGGATATTGCCAATGCTTGTAAAAAAATCTTTATTGAGCAGTTTCCCACTGTTTCTGAAGCACTTGAATGGAACTAAATAAACTATGCTGTTGAGGTGAAATTTGGCAACTTATCCTGTTATTAACAAGAATACTGGTGAACAAAAAGAGGTGGTGTTAAGTGTTCACGATTGGGAACAGTGGAAAAAAGACAATCCAGACTGGGATAGAGATTGGTCTGATCCCTCTACTTGTCCTGGTTCAGGAGAAGTAGGAGAGTGGAGGGATAAGCATCTTAATAAGAATCCTGGATGGGGTGAAGTTCTTAAGAAAGCATCAAAAGCTGGCGGAAGTAAATCACGTATTTAAAAAATGGCAAGAAAAAGAAAGAGTAGCGGCGACATTCAACCAATGGGAGCAGAAGTCCCAAATGCTAGGTTGTTGAGAAAAAGAAAAAATCAGATTAGTGCTGATAAATTACTTGATATTGAACCTCTAACAGAGAATCAGAAAAAACTTTTTGAATCTTTTAAATCTGGTCAAAATCTAGTTTCTTATGGTTGTGCGGGAACTGGAAAAACTTTTATCACTCTTTATAATGCTTTATGCGAAGTGTTGAACGAAAGGTCTCCTTATGATAAAATTTACATTGTGAGATCTTTAGTTGCTACTAGAGAAATTGGATTTCTTCCAGGAGACCACGAAGATAAATCATCACTATATCAAATACCATATAAGAATATGGTAAAGTTTATGTTTGAAATGCCAGATGATCCTTCATTTGAGATGCTTTATGCTTCACTAAAGACACAAGGAACAATTAGTTTTTGGTCAACTTCTTTTATTCGTGGAACAACTCTTGATAATGCTATTATCATTGTAGATGAATTTCAAAACTTGAATTTCCACGAATTGGATTCTATCATTACTCGTGTTGGTCAAGATTCTAAGATTATGTTCTGTGGAGATGCTACTCAGTCAGATTTAGTTAAGACTAACGAGAAGAATGGTATTATTGACTTTATGAAAATTCTGAGAATTATGCCTTCGTTTGATCTTATTGAATTTGGAGCAGAAGACATCGTTCGTTCTGGCATCTGTAAAGAGTACATTTTGGCAAAACTTGAATTGGGAATTAGTTAATGAGTTTTAATCATATTGATATTGAATTTCCTAAACTTACTAGGGAACTAATTGATGGAGTTCGTTATTATAATACCCCTTCGGGTAATAAAAAACTCGTTTCTATTACTTCAGTAATCAGTCATTATAAGAAGGATTTCTTTCAGAAATGGCGTAAAAGAGTTGGTGAGGCAGAAGCGGATAAAATTACCAGAAAAGCAACTAGTCGTGGAACTGATTTTCATACTTTAACTGAAAATTATTTCTATAACATTCCTGAACTTCCAAAAGTTCAACCTCTCTCCGAGATGCTTTTCTATATTGCCAAACCAACTCTTGATAGAATAGATAATATTCGTGCCCTAGAAGGATCTTTATACAGTGAATTTCTAGGGATTGCTGGAACTGTTGACTGTATTGCTGAATTCGATGGTGAATTGGCAATTATTGACTTTAAGACATCAGCAAAACCAAAACCAAGAGACTGGATTGAAGGATACTTTGTTCAGTGCTGTGCTTATGCTTGTATGCTTCACGAATTAACTGGAATCTCAGTTAAGAAATTTGTGATTATTATGGCTTGTGAAGATGGAGAGTGTGTTGTTTATGAAGAATATGATAAAGCAAAATACTTAAAAATTCTTGTCAAGTATATTGAAAAGTTCTTAACTGATAAGTTGGAACAAATTTCTTGACATTTTGATAAGTATTTGTTATTATTATTTTATGATTTTTACCTAAATTTATGCCCACAATATTGGAAATAATGGATAATAAAATAGAGACGGAGTTTAATAAGATTTTAGGGGAAAAATTTGTTTGCCCTTCTAAATTTGCTCAAGAAATTGAAAAAATAGTCCAAGACAATGAAGGTGTAAATTATATTGATGCTATTATTATTTTTTGCGAGAAAAATAATATTGAACTAGAATCTGTTCCAAAGTTACTTTCAAAACCACTGAAAGAAAAGATTAAATATCAAGCAATGGAACTTAACTTTTTGAAAAAAACATCTAAGGCACGTTTAGTATTTTGAAATTGGATCCTCTGAATTGCTACAAGACTTATCTTGCCCTTAAAAATCATTTCACAAAACCAAAATATGATTATTTAAGATATAATGGTAAAGTAAAAGCATCTTTACAAGCATTCTATAAGCGTAAAGATAGAATGTGGTTTGAAAAAATGAGTAGACAAAAAACTGACGAGGAAATTGTCAGTTTTTTTGTCGCTAACTTTGTTTTGTGTAATGATCCAGAGTCTTTATGGATTGGTGAAATCATAAACGAAGGAGAGCAAAGATTTTCGTTATGGAAAAAAAGAACTCAATCTCTTTCCTATGTTTTTAAGGAAGAAATTGAGAAACTTTTTAGTGAAAATACAATTGAAGATTTATTTACGATTACAAATGGAAGTCATCCAAGACTACTAAAAATATTTTTACAGGGAAACTTATCTTTAGAGACGATGGTTATTCTTGATTCTATTTTTGGATATAGGAAAAACTTCGATAAAAAATTGGAAGATCCAATTTGGAAATTTGTATCGATGAGAATTACAAAATATTCTCCATTCATACATATTGATGTATTTAAATACAAGAAAATTTTAAAGGAGATAGTATTGTGAGTTTTTTCGACTCGGAAGTTGTGCGAGCAGAAATGGTAGAAATTTCTGAATTACAAGAAGAAATATATCACAATGTTTATAGATTCTTTATGATGAATAAAGAAGAAAAATTACAGCATATTAATTTACTTCAGAAACTTCTAGAAAAACAACAAATTCTGTATACTAGGTTGAGTTTATCGGATGACCCAGAAGCAAAAGAAATGAAGGAAAAAGTCTTAGAATCTGCTGAGGCAATGGGAATTCCAAAAACTTCTGATATCACTATGATTTTTAGTAATATGACTCGCCTCATTGACACTATGAAAGAGGCTATTGACAAGGAGTAGTTTCAGTGCTATTCTAGGTCAGCGGCTAGGGAATCCGCACCAAAGCAAACCCCACAGGCCAAATACTAACAAATACGAGGTACAAAATGTCTTTCGAAAATCTTAAGAAGCAGTCCAAACTTGGTTCTCTTACCAGCAAACTGGTAAAAGAAGTTGAGAAAATGAATAGCGGTCCTAGCAGCAATGATGATCGCTTTTGGAAACCCGAGATGGATAAGGGTGGCACTGGTTCTGCAATCATTCGCTTTCTTCCTGCCCCTGAAGGCGAAGATCTTCCTTGGGTGAAGATTTTCTCTCACGGATTTCAAGGAACAGGTGGTTGGTATATTGAAAACTCCCTGACAACGATTAATCAAAAGGATCCTGTAACCGAATACAATCGCACTCTTTGGAATAGTGGTAACGATAAAGATAAAGAAACTGTTCGCAAACAGAAGCGTAAACTTTCTTACTACTCCAACATTTATGTTGTGAAGGATCCTGCAAATCCTCAGAACGAGGGTAAAGTATTTCTCTTCAAGTACGGCAAAAAAATCTTTGATAAGATTCTGAATGCGATGCAACCTGAGTTTGAAGACGAAGAACCAATCAACCCCTTTGATTTCTGGCAAGGTGCTAACTTCCGCCTGAAGATTCGTAAAGTGGAAGGTTATTGGAACTACGATAAATCTGAATTTGATTCTGCTGGTCCTCTTCTTGACGATGATGACGCAATGGAAGGAATTTGGAAGAAAGAGTACTCTCTTGCTTCTCTCACTGCTGCTGATCAATTCAAGACTTATGAGGAACTTGAAAAGCGTCTAAACTATGTTCTCGGAATTGGAAAAGTTGCTCCAAAAGAGTCTACTTTTGATCAAGAAGATGAACTTGATTCATATTCTCAACCCAAGACTCGTGAAGAAGACGTTCTCAAAGAACTTGAAGCATCTTATAACAAGAGCAAGTCTTTGTCTCCTGAACTCAAAGAAGAACTTAATAGTCTTCCTAAATCACGAGTAGTTGAAGATGATGACGATGAGGATGATGCTATGAGTTATTTTAAAAAACTAGTTGACGAGTGATTATTTTTCATATAATCTAATATTATCAACTCTCTTAAGGGTAGGACTAATATATTGGTCACTACCCTTTTTATATTTCATTTTTGTTTTTACATCATCTATAATTAGGGGTATATAATTAGATTTCAAAAGAAAAATACTTCTTTTATCATTTTGAATTTTTTCTTCGTAGGCATAATTTGTAAATAAAGTTTTCTTTGAATTGACTATGGTTTGTTCTAAACCAGGATCATAATATTCAATAAAAAAGGTGTTATCCACTATTAAACCGGATTTTAAAATTAATTTATTATTTGAGTCTCTAACCTCATTAGTTTCATAGTGATGAGTGCCATATAATCTTTCATATGACCCATATTTTTCTAAAAGATATGAGTCAAAAGATTCTTGAGTTAAAGGCCATTCATCATGTAGATTTAAAATATTGTTAGAAAGTAAAACAACCCAATCTAGGGTTTCATCCCCGTAGAATTTATAAGCAACATTATCAGGTCTTTCATCACCAATAATTTGATATTTATTGAAAAATGCTAGATTTCCAAAAATATCTTCTCTTATTTGCCCTCTCTTGAAGAGGTTTTTTGTTTCAGAGTATTCTGAGATGGTGCTATCATCTAGGTTGATATACTCTAAATTTGGTATATTTCTAAAGTAAAATGACATTTTTTACCATCCAGTTCCTGTTAGACCTTCATTAATAAGATAATCATTTTCATAAATTGGATCTATTTCTCCGAAACTTAAACTTATATCATATTGAGTCATTGAACCATCCTGATAGGTCATGTAGTTTCCATCTGGAGTATAGTTTACTGATATATCTCTTAAGGCAGCAACTTTAATTCTATTTAGATATGGGTGATTTTCGCTCAACTCTCCTTTACCTGTATAGACATAGGATATTTTAAAAACATTAGGTGCGAGTAAAAATAGCTGTGCAGTTGATAAAGATGGTGCCATACTCATTTTAAAATATCTTATAATTTTTCTAATTGATTCTGCTTCTTTTGGTTCTCTTGGAGTTAATTTGAAGTTAAATGAGAAATTTCTCAACATAGGTCCATTAAAGAGAAGTTCTAAGTTATTATTAATCGCTGCACCTAGAGTTCTTGATAGAAGACCTTGCGTTTTTACTGCTTGTTCTGTAAAGTAATTTACAAAAAATGCTTTTGCTTCTCCGCTATTGTTAGCATTCTTAAAAAACTGTCCTAATTGAGCTCCACTTTCTGTAAATCCTTTATACATTCCTTCAGGTGAATCCGCTTTGGCCATTGTTTGGAATGCTAGATTCGCAAATGCTGCTGTGACAGGATTTAATTCCCCTCCACCCCAATCAACTGACATTCCTTCAACGATACCAGATTGAATTGGAAGGTATATTGTTGCCAATAATTTAGATTTTCTATACTCCATTCCTGGAAGAGCATTTGATCCTGCTGCGAGAGTATCTGGACTAATTAATCCAGATTTTTCGTATGTTAAAATCTCAAATTTAATAAAATCTCCTCCATTTCCATTTTTTCTATCCTCTGGATAAACTAAAAGTGGTTCTGGATAAAGATTTTGTCTACTTCCAATACTAATGTTTGCAACTGCTTGTGCTGCTGTGCTGATGCCACTTGATGTAGTTGCTGTTCCTACGTTAGGGTCAGAGTTTGCTCCAGGTTGTGTTGTTGTTTGAGCAACCGTTGGAGCAGTCTGCCCCGCCTTTATGTTTGTTTTTGGGTCTATAACTCCAGGAACAAAATCTTTTTTAGTTGCTAACTCTGTTTTAACGGCAGATGTAGAATTTTTGTTTATAATTGCTGCTCTTTCATTATTATAAGTATCAACACCTTCAGTTAAAAGTATGTCTTGAGCTTGTGATGAAGTTAATTTGGTTCCATTAGCCTTATTATATTCTTGCGTAAATTGTAATATGTTAAGAGGAACCCATTGATTATTTGCTCCTACTTCTGCGATTTCCAAATCTGTACCAACTGGAAGACCTAATACAGTACCTTTCCCAATAAGATAAACTTTCGCCTGACCATTGTCTGCATTAACTAATACTTTTGTCGGAAGACTTTTCCAAGATAAGTTATTTCTTATTTGATTTGCCATTAGGTATTACTTATATCTTTATAAGTTATTTCTTTTTATTTATAGGCCCAATTCGTCTTCTGTAATAATCTTAAATTCTAGCATACGATCTTGACACCACTCTTGTGCTGCTTTCCATTTAGCAACATTCTTTTCGTATGTAAGGGCTTCGGTAATAAAAGTTTTATTTCTTTTTCTTGGAGTCCTGATTGGTCTTTTTGTTTGACTTTTTGGTTTAACTTCTATAACATAATTTTTTATTTGACCACTCCTTTCCTTTAATTTAACAAAAAAGTCTGGAAAATATTTGTGAACTTTACCATCAATAGGTGAAACATAAGGAATAAAAAATTCTTCACTTCCCCATTCTAGAACATCAATTTTTCTATCGCAGTATTTCATAAATTTAAGTTCCCAAGAACTTCTGTATATTATATTTCTAACATCACCTTTATACTTTTCTGGGTTTTGTGGATTAAATCTTCCTTTGTGAAATTTATCTCCCATTTTTCAACTACATAATATATAAGTAAAAGTATTTATTTTAGTGCTATGGCATCAGCTAGACATTATAAAGTGTCAGAAATCAAGCAGAAGTTATTGCACCCAGCACAAACTTCAGTATATTCTGTTGATATTGCAACAAAGGGAGAAGTAAATGATTTTTTAGGCGCAACAACAATAGGAACAAATCGAGAAGCTTTTAATTTATCTTGTTGTGAAGCAAGTCTTCCAGGTTCTAGTCTTGCGACTCACGAGGCAAGTAATGATTATCACGGTTCCACCGAAAAAATGGTTTATAGAAGAATTTATGATGACACTATAGATTTAACTTTTTATGTGGATTATACATATTTGACTTTAAAGTATTTTTTGGGATGGATGAGTTATATTGTTGGTGAAGGTAGTTACTTTAATCAAGATGACTTTTTATCAAAAACAACCTTTCATAGGATGACTTATCCAGAAAAGTATAAAACTAATATTAGTATACTTAAGTTCGAAAAAGATATAAGTCCAAAAAGTAAAAAATATGCTCTTGGATATGATTTTGTCGGCGCATTTCCAATTAACTTGACTTCAATTCCAGTTTCTTATGAGCAAAGTGATTTATTGAAAGTTAATGTTTCATTTGCATATCAAAGATATGTAATTAAGAGGGAGTTTAGTCCTTACAGTTCTTCTGGAACACTAAGTAGTCCAGGAAATGCTTTTGCTGCTCCACCACAGAGTCCTGCAGCACAAGCACAAGCAAATAGTAATGTATTTGGTCCATCAGTAGGATATAATCCAACTACTAATATTGATAGTCCTTCTTATATTGATATTTTTGGTAATAATGGTAAGAATATTTCAAATACATACAATTCTAATCTTGATTTTGGTTTTGACATAACTCCAATTAGAAATAATCAAGTAAATCAAGCGGGTGCTAATGATTTATCTGGCACTACAGCGTCATTTGCCTAATAAATAAAGTACCTGAATTGTATAGGAGATTATGCCTTTACCAAAGATTTCTACACCAACTTATGAGTTGGAATTGCCATCTACATCACAAAACATTAAATATAGACCATTTTTAGTAAGAGAGGAAAAACTTTTAGTTCTTGCCTTAGAGAGTGAAGATACTAAAGAGATTTCGACCGCAATTAAAACGGTAATTAAGAATTGTGTTCAAACTAAGGGAGTTAAAATTGAGACTCTTCCGACTTTCGATATTGAGTATCTCTTTTTAAACATTAGAGGAAAATCTGTAGGAGAAGTAATTGAGGTTAATTTAATTTGCCCTGATGATGGAGAAACTACGGTTAAAAAAGAAATCGCAATCGATGAAATTTCAGTTAAAAGATATGATGATCATACAAATAAAATAAAAATTGATGATAATTTGATGATGGAGATGAAATATCCATCATTGGATCAGTTTATCAAGAGTAATTTTGATTTCTCTTCTGGTGAAACTAGCATGGATCAATCTTTTGATTTGATTGTTGCTTGTATTGATAAAATCTATAATGATGAAGAAGTTTGGTCTGCATCTGATGTTACAAAGAAAGAATTAGTTGATTTCTTAGAGCAAATGAATTCGACTCAATTTAAGCAAATTGAGAAGTTTTTTGAGACTATGCCAAAGTTACATCATTCAGTTACAGTTAAAAATCCAAATACTAAAGTTGAAAGTGAAATTGTTCTTCAGGGACTATCCAGTTTTTTCGGGTAGCCATGGTCCATATGGACCTTGCTAACTACTATAAGTTAAATTTTGCCTTGATTCAGTATCATAAATATTCATTGACTGAAATAGAAAACATGATGCCGTGGGAACGGGATGTTTATGTGACTTTGTTGGAACAACATCTGGAAGAAGAAAGACAAAAACAGCAGCAAAAGAGTTAGCAATTTATGGCAGTCGAGGATCCTACTAAGAAACAAATAGAAGAAGTAGATCCAGAAGTTGCCAAAATTCTTGGATTGGAGGATAACTTTGACTTAGAATATGATGAATATATGACTTTGATGAAGGAAGCAATCGCAAAAGGTGCTTTCGATGAAAAGTTAAAGTTATCCGAAGAAGATTTGGCAAAAATTGCCAATGAAAGAAAAAGAATAAGAGATTTAAAGGAATCTACATTTACTACAGGAAAGAAAGGAATAAATGTAGATTCTTTTTTTAATAAAAAACCTCAGGAAGAGGGAACAACTAAAAAACCAATTACTGACGCGGCAAAATTATTGCCTGGTTCTGGTGGTGCTTTGGCAAAATATCAACCGCCAGAAGAACCAGAAGAAAAAAAAGAACCAGAAGTAGATAAAAATTCTGAAAAAATTGAAAGTATAGAAAATTTTTTAAATGGTCCTTTACTTGATATTGTAAAAGAAATAAGAAGTTTAACAGAAGATATTTTAAAAGTATTTAATAATCAGGCAAAAGTAAATAAAAAGGGACAAGAAAAATCTAGGATTGAAGGTAACAAACAGAAAAAAGCATCAAAAGAAGATAAATTAGAAGCGCAAAAAGAATCAAAAGGATCAAAATTATTAGAGAAAATAACAAGACCATTTACTAGTATTTTTGATACTATTAAAGATTTTATATTAAATATTCTTCTTGGATCTTTTGTAGTTTGGTTACTTGGTGTATTAAAAGATCCTAAAAAACTTTTACAACCCATTCAAAATTTAATTAATGGTATTGTTGGATTCTTTAATACTGTTCTAAATTTTATTGATAATCTTGTAGTTAAACCTATAAGAACTTTTATTAGTACTATGAATTCGGCAATAAGTGGATTTATACAGTTATTAAATAATGCTCTTAAATTTATACCAGGATCTCCACAGATACCAGATCCTAAGGGTGGAGTGCTTCCAAACATCCCTGCTATGCCCCAAATTACTCCTCCAAATATAACGGGGCAAAATAATCAACAATCAAATCAACAGCAACCATCTCCTAAAGTTAATGTTAGATTTGGTGGTGGTCCTATTACAAAAAATAAACAAGTATTTGTTAAGAACGTTGGCGGATCTATGTCTGGAGGAACAAAAAAATCTCCAGAAATTGGAAATGATACTGCTTCCAACTTTGGAGGAGTTGTAAATAGAGATACTGTTAATACAAAAATTTCTGGATTGGGTCCAGATCAATATTTAACTGCGCTTTCTTTAGGTGAGTATATATTAAAACCTGGAGCAGTAGACTTTCTAGGTGGTGAAAAGTATTTAGATACTGTTAATAGATTGTTTGGGGGAACTAACCAAACAAAAATTGCCAGTATGGGCGATGTTAAAATTGAAGCAATGAATACTGGTGGTTCTGTTGGTCGAAGAGATGGAGAAGGTGGTAGAGGACAGGGAGGAACAAGATCTTCTGGGTCGTCTCCTGGTGGAATAAAGCCTGGTCACACACAGACTGGATCGAGTGCTTCTTCCCAAGGAAGCAGATCTTCCGGTTCATCTCCCGGTGCTATAAAACCTTCATTAGATTTAGATTTACCATCCGCTCCAATTCCAACAATAAAAACTTCTGATGGTAGGTCATTAGATCCAAAGATTTATGTAAAAAATACACAAAATACCACTTATATAAAAGTTGGAGAGAAAAATCCAAAAAGTTATATCTTAAGATATGAAAGAAAAGGTGATGTAAAAGAACCAGTATATGTTGTAAAACAAATCAGTAAATTAGTTCAGGGTTCTTTCCTTGGTCTTGATGATAAATTAACAGGAGTAAATGTTAAGAGCCCGGAAGGTCAATCAGTTTTAGCATCTACAAATGTAAAGCAGTGGCTTAGTGACTATGATCATATGGGTCTTATAGACCCTAAAAAAATAAAATTAATCCCACATGAGAATTCTGATATTTGGTTCTGGTATTCTAGAGCTTATAAATCAAATTATGATGCTTTGATAAAGAAAAAAGTACCAGAAGAAGAGGCAAAACAAAAGGCAGCAGCAGAGGCAGCAACATTCTCTATGCCAGATGGAGTTAAAGCGGCACCAGATAACATTAAAAAATCTGATTCTCAAGAAACATCTTTAGATTCTCCTAATCCTACTAATACTGATACACAAACAAATACATCCAATGGTTCTAACGAAGATGTATCTTGGATAGATCCAAATTTCAATATATCTGGGTCGAAAGTAAAAGATTTTTATCTTCAAGCATTAAAAGATGGAACTTATGTCAAGAAACAAGAATCTTCTGTAGCGGGTGGTGTTGGTGGTGGATCTCCATCAAATTTCTTAAAACTCTCTGGAACTTCTGGTGCTCCTGGTGCTCCTGGCGCTGCAGGAGCTCCAGGAACTAATGGAAATCCATCTAGTTTCTTAAAAATACCATCAACTATGGGAACTGGTGGTGGTGATAGTGGTAGATTAGACCCTACTAAAACTGGTGCTTCAGTGCCTCACGTATGGGAAGCAGCACAAACAGCTAGAGCAGAGGCAAGATCACAAGGACTTTCTCCAGCAGAAGTTGAAAGAAAAGTTGTTGCTGCATCAGAAAGAGCTTTGAGACAAGGTCCACCAACTATTATAAATCAAAACTTAATACAACCAGTTAGTAAACCAACTATTCCAGGAACACCAGAAACAAAATCATCACTCACTGTTTTACCAATGGCAGGTTCAGGATCTGGTGGCCAAGGCGCTCCTAAAGTTGGATCTACAAATACACCATCAACACCACAAGTATCTTTTGCTTCTTTTGATTCAAGTCATACTTCAATTGTATCTGTAGCATCAATTTATAACATCTGGGGAATGTAGAGGAAACTATAAATGCCAGCACCATTAGTAGCAGCAATAGTTAGAGGAGTAGCATCTCAGGGGATAAAGAAAGGAATTGCCCAAGGAGCAAAACAATTTGCTAAGGATAAAGTGAAAGATGTTGCGAAAGAAAAGGCAAAATCTTTTATTGAAAATAAAAAAGATAAAGGTGGCGGCCTAGTAAAAAAATCTGATGGTGGTGATAATGGAGGTGGGATTTTTGGAGGCGGTTTTGGTCAAGGTGGTGGAGGTGGTGGAAGTGGAGGGGGCGCTTTAATAAAGTCTAAAAAAATTGATATTAATAAGTTATCTTTAATATCTGATGAAAAAAATGATAGTACTGATAAAAAAGATCAGAGTAAACCTTTTACTGGTGAAGAATTAATTCAAGAACTTAATAAGATAAAAGATAATTTAGTTAAATTAAAAGAGATATCTAGCAATAATTTAGCAAATAGTATAAAGAATAATTCTTTATTGAGAAGACAGAGAGAAAAGGCAAAGCGTGATGAAAAGGAAGAAAAACTAGAATCAAATAAAAAAGATTCGGAGAAACCAAAATCAACAAAAGGTATTAAGGGTCCTGGATTTTTAGATTTGATCTGGGGATTTATTAGTAATGTATTATTAGGATCTTTGGTCGTCTTTTTATTAAAGCACGTACCAACTATTATTAAACTATTTAAAGATATTGGTAAGGGATTGCAAAATCCTTTACATGCATTGAAAATTGGAATAACAACTCTTACGACATTATTTCCAAAACAGATTAAGTTTCTTGCCAAACTAACTGGAAAAATATTAGGACCTCCTGCTAGGTTGATTGGAAATTTATTATTAAAGGCATCTAATGTTCTTGGAAATTTATTCAAGAAAGCTGGGACTGCTATAATAAATTTAGTTAAAAATCCAATTAAAAATTTAGCCAAAAAAATATTAGGTCAAGCAGGAACTCAAACTGCTAAAAATGTTGGACAATTTGTATCCAAAAAAGTAGCTCCTGCGGCTGCTAACGCTGCAGGAAAGGCTGCAGGGGCGGCAGGACAAGCATTAAATGTTGTAAAGAGATTAAAATTTTTATCAAAGGCACTTAAAAACGTTCATGTTGTAGGAGCACTTATTGGAATTGGAATTGATCTCGCATTGGGAGAAAGAGTTGATGTGGCAGCTGCCGGTGCTATTGGTTCTGCTTTAGGTTCTGGTATAGGTTTAGCACTCGGAAAGGGTGGTGCTCTTGCCCTTACTATATCTACAGGTGGTCTTGGCATATTAGCTGCTCCAATTATCATTGGAGCTTCTACATTTATTGGTGGAGCTGTTGGTGATTGGATAGGAAAAGAGATTTATAAAAAAATGGCTGGAATACAGTCTTCAGCAGATAAAGCAGCACCTGTTAATGCTAAACAAGGTGGAGGTGGATCAAATTCCACAGTAGCTATGGCTAGAGCAAGGGGAAGAAGTGGACAAAAACCACAATCTGCTCCTGCGGTTACGGCAGCCAAACTTTCTCCAAAAACTCAAGAAAATGCTGAGAAAAATATTTTCAAGGATGAAAAACATCTTAATGTTTTCTCAGAAATTAGAGAAAAATTAAAGATAAGTTCTTTTGTTGGAGAATTACTCCAACTTGGAGCTGATATGGCAATCGGTGAAAAAGTTAATAAAACAAGGACTGATATTGCCGCACAACAAATAGGTTCTTCTATCGGAAGAGCTTTATCTGAAGATGAAATTAAAGTCTTTGGTTTTAATAAAAAACTTATAGGACCATTTTCAGAAGAACTTACAAAATGGGCTAAAGGTAAGATATTTAAAGATTTGACATCAATTTCATTCCCGTCTTATGATAAAGCAAGAGAAGAATCTCCTGAGGGTAATGGTCCGAAACCTAATGAACCCGGACAACCAGACGGTGGAGTCGAACCAAACACTGCTGGTGGTGCTGTTGCAGCTTCAGATCTTTATAAGAGAATTGGTGCTAATGCCGAACAATGGGATATTTTTAGAAATAGTATAGCATTAATAGAATCTAAGGGAGATTATAAA